ATAAAATCGGGCGCTCTTTAGACATGCTGGATTTCTCCCACCATTTTGCTGGCCTGCGCAATATGCTTAAACGGCTGCATAAGTGCGGCGCTGTTGGCTTCGATCAACCGCTGCTGGCGCTCCAGCTTTTCGCGGTATTCGGCGTGTTTGGCGCGTGCCACTTCTTCCCGGCTGACTAGCTCGACCAATTTTTTGCCGCGATAGCCGCGCTCGTAGCGACGGGATAGGCACGCGGGGGAGAGGCCGTAGCGGCGGCCTAGCTCGCTGAGCGTGACGCTTTCGCCGTTGGCGGGGTCGTTGACGTAGATAGCACTCATGCGGGCATGGCCTCCAGTTCCTGGCGGTGCAGCTCAGCCACGCTGACCACGTTCATGCCCGCGCGGTGGGCAACGTGAAGCTCTAGATGAGCGCCTTTCGACGCTTCCCAGCCCGGCAGTAGGGCGATGGTGTCGCAGGTGAGCATCTGCCGTAGATCTTGGCGCAGGTACTCTTCCCAGCTGAGTTCTTCGGTTTCGCTTTGCTTTTCCGCCGGGTTCACTACGTCATACCCTAGGGCGCGGAGTTGAGACGCTGCGCAGTGGAACGCGCCAAAGTTGAGTCTCGGTAGTCCCGTCATGGGGCCGCTGATGTAGATACGTTTCATGCCTTTGGCTCCTGCTCGGCGTCGTCATCGGCCACGGCTTCCAGAACCGGCTGTTCGTAGTCCATGAGTTCGCACAGCTCACGCACCACGCCCACCATGCCCTCCACTTCGCGCATCGCGTTCATGCGCCAATCGTGCGCGCCGTCGTCACCGTCGTAGTCCTCAAGCTCGACGGATGCAAAGCCGATGCCCTTGAAGCGGAATTGGTGGGTAAGGCGAAACGACATGGCGGCAGGCGGGAAGGTCAGGCCGATCTCTTCCACTTCGAAACCCTCTTTCAACTGATGCAATAACTCTTCGTTACTGGCCAGCCATGTGCCTTTGTAGGTGACGACCTCGACCGGCTCGCCTAGGGCTAGCTTGCGACGTAGGCGGGCCATGTCGTCAGCCTCTAGGCGGCCAAAGGGGAGGTCTTCACTTGCAGAGCCAGCGGCAATTAAGCGCTTTAGGCGTGTGGTGACGCCGTTTTTAACGCCGCTGATATGGATGGTAACGGTCTGCACCTTGCCCGCCACCTTCACTAGCGCCCCCATGAAGCGGTCAACATCACCCGTTGAGGCTGTGTTGATGAACAGGAACTCGCTTTCGATGTGGTAGAAGGCTTGCACGTAGCGCGTCTTCACAAACGCCTTCCTGTAGATCTCCACGGCAACATCGGCATACAGCGCTTCGCGCTCTTCTTGGGTAAGTGGTTCGCCGCGCTCTTGCTCAATCTCGGTAGCGCGGTTAAAAACAGCTTCGCTAATGGTCCCGCTTGGAACGATCTTCTCTTGTCGACGCAGGCACAGAGCAAAGCCGGATGGAAACTCCGCCACCATTTCACCGGCAGCCGCCTCAACGAACGCATCACGGCGGAATTCTGTCTCTGTGATCTTGCCGTTCTCAGCGGCTTCAAGCTGCTGGCGCAGCAGCGTAACGTCAGGCAGTAGGGCTTTTAGGACGATGGCGTTTTTGATTAGGGTCATGGCTCGATTCCTCACTGTTTGCGCTGGGGCGGCTGGTTGGCTTTCGCTGGCGCTGGCTGTTTGAAAATTCGGTCGAAGGTGGCTTGGTCGATCATTGCGACGCCAGTTGTCGTTGCTGCGTGTTAGGGGCTGGCCTCATGCCCGGGCAGCTCTCTTCTGCAATGCCCTTGTAATCGGGTTGGCCGGTGCGCTGGTTGAGCGGCACGCCGCGGGCTTCCTCTGCTGCCCAGATGGCGGCATCAGTGCAGTAGGCGGTCAGCCATTCGGCCTCTTCCTGCGCTTCGCTTTTCGATAGCTGACCCATAACGAGCAGCGCGACGAACAGAAACGCGGCCCAGAGTAATTTGGTGGCTTGATTGCTCATGCGGCTTGTTCCTCACTGGCGGTGAGCGGGTGTGGCGTTAGGTTGATGCGGCCCTCTACATGCGCGCCCCAAAGCACGTCACGCAGGCTGTTACGGGCGGCTTGTTGTGTGGGCAGCGGTGTTGCCATCTGCACCACGACGCGGGTGCCGCGCTTGCCGATGAACGCAGGTAGGTAGCCTCCTTCCACTGGTAGCGCCTCAATAACGGTGGTGTGAAGCGTGTAGCCGTCTTGCATGGCCAGCAGTTGCCAATGCTTCACGATGAACCGGCAGGGGGTGTGTAGGTCGCTCATTGGGCACCGCCTTGCGCGCGGGCATCGTTGACGACAGACATCACGGCGCGAATCTCGCTCACGCTGATGGGGTAGCCGGTCTTTTCGGCGCGTTTGACGCATCCCGCTAAGCTATCCATCACTGTCTTGAGCCAAATGGTGTCGTCGTTGGTGAGGCTGCACGACTGTTCGAATTCCAGCGTGTCGCGGGCCTTATCGAGCAGGGCGGCGTAGTGATTCAGCGCGACCGGTTCAATCTGAATGCCCTTGGTGCTGGCTGCTTCGGCTTCTTCACGCATAGCGCGCGCCGTGCCCTTGATGCGCAGTAGCGCTTGTTGGGTATCGAAGTTCATGCGAACACACTCCCTACATCACGGCGCGCTAGCTTGCTGGTGGCGGTCACTTGCTGGCGCGTGCGGGTGGGCTGGCGGTGGCGCATGGCTTCGGTGTCTGGGTTGATGCCGCTGACCATGAGCGCGACGAGTAGCGGGGCAATCCAGCCACGGCGCATGGCTTCGGCTACAGCGCCAGCGGCTTTGTAGACGTGCAGCTTGTGGTAAGCCTTTTTGAGGCTGCCGTGCACGGTTTCCGGTGAGCGCCCGGTGGCCTTGGCAATCTCTTTGTAGGTATTGCCCGCTGCCAGCAGCATGAGGTCTACCGCTTGGGTGCGGGTGAGGCCTAAGCTGCCGCGCTCTGGGTTGATGGTGGCTTGCCAGTTGCCTTGTGTGATTTGCATTGCTTTCCCCTTACGTGTTCCGTTGAACCCATTTAAGTACCTTAAAGGTACATAGTCAAGGGTGTTTGTTCTTATTTGGTACATTGTGAGCATAAAAAAACCGCCATTAAAGGCGGTAATATTTAATAAACAGAGGGTTAGAGCTTCGTTTTGGCCTCAACAGCTACACCAAGGATGCGACAGTTACCATTGATCGGTATGAGAGGATACGCGGGGTTGAGTGGCTTTAGGTATTTCTGCCCGCTTTCTACAATGTATTTCTTGAACGTGGCTTCGTTGCTTTCGTCCAGCTGCGCCACTACCAGTTTTCCGGGTGTTGCTTCTATCCCGGTATCCACTAACACCAGCGTTCCCTCTGGGATGCTAGGCCTTACGCCTGCTGGGGCGGTCATTGAGTCGCCAGACACTTCTAACCAGAAAGCTGGCCCCTTGGCGTCGTAGTCGGTTGTTTCGTGCTGATCTTCCATGCCACTTGGGTACGGGACGATGCACTCTGCAAACTTGCCTGCCTGGACGCTGGATATGACAGGGTAGCGGTTGTAACGGATGGGCTGGGGAGCAGGCAGCGTATTGGCATCGTAGCTTGCCACCTCTTGACTGACGCCGTTTTGGTGATCCTGATCTAGCCAACCAGTGGGCTTTCCAAAGCACGACTCTATGTGGCGCGCCAGTCTGCTGCCAATATTTTTGGTGGGGTTAGCGCCCATTACGCGGCTCATTTGCGTTGGCTCACGATCCACTTTTGCGGCAAACATGGACGTTCCGCCCGCCTCTTCGGCAAGCATTCGTGCGTTATCTAGGCGAATCTGGGCAATTTCTTTCATATCCATATTGAACGCCATCCGTACTCTATTGGTACAGTGCCTTTACGGTACAAGTGAAGCGAGCTACTATGTACCAAATTGGTACTCAAGAGGGCGCAAAAATGGGCCAAAGCTCGCATCGTGAGTTCTGGAAATCGCTATCAGTTCAGCAGCGAGAAAGTATTGCCGAAAAGGCGGGCACGTCTGCTGAGTATTTGCGGCAGGTGCTTGTGTATGAGCGCCAGCCTAGTGCGGATATGGCGAAGCGCTTGGAGGAGGCTACTGGTGGAGCCTTAACCCGCCGCACGCTTCGGCCTGACCTGTTCGCTGATATGCAGGTAGCGCCGCAATGATTCCAGTATATGCAGCCACGCATAACATCACAGCCCACGGCGCAGGTCTGTTTGTGTGTACAGGTATTTGTGAGGTGTGGGTATGAGTCTTCATGCTATGCACTGGGCGCGCCAGTCACTCAAAACACTGCCTGACTCAGTGAAAGCCCCTGCAAGGCTGGCGCTCATGCTGCTGGCGGACTATGCCGACGAGCAGCACGCTAGCTGGCCGTCTATCAACACCATGGCGCTGGAAATGGGCTGTTCGGTACGTAGCGTTCAGCGCGCTATCGACCTGCTGAAAAAGCATGGCTTGGTGAAAGTGGAAAGCCGCCAAGCGATGAACGGCAGGCAGATGAGCAACCGTTATTTCCTGGCCGTCGATGGCCAGTTTGCAGGGTGTCAATCTGACACCCCCTCTATATCTGGCTGTGAAGGGGAGGGTGACAACCTGACACCCTCAGAGGGTGACAATTTGACAGGGGAGGGTGTCACCGGTGGCAGGGGGAGGGTGTCACCTGTGTCACCCCTTGACTCTACCAATAAGACTCTACCACTAACCCCCTCTCACTCTGGCGAGCGCGATTCGCATTTGCCGCAAAACGTGTTCGAACGTGCCGCCCAACAAACTGACGACGGCGAACCCGCCGCCGATCTGAGCGCACCTCGCAAAAACGCCATGCACCTCGAATGGGAACCGGAGCCAGAAACCTACGCCACTGCCTGCTGGCAGCGTGGGCTAGCCCCGGATGCGAACGTTCACGATGCGCTGCTGGATTTTCGTGAGCACTTCGCTGCCCAGCCCGCCCGCACCGCCACTCATGCCGATTGGACCCGCCGCTTTGTGCGCTGGGTCGCTGAGAACGCCAAGCGCCAGAAAACCGCCCTGACCACCAACGGAGGCAACGCCCATGCAAACCGCCGCAGCAGCACTCCAAAACGCCGTCTCACCGCTCAAGAGGCGAGAGCCGCCTCGCAAGGAACAGCGCCGCCAGGAGCGGGAGACACGTTCGACGGCGAATGGTACCCCGCGCATCACGGCGGCTGAGGTGGACGAACTGTTCAACGCCTTGGGCGAGCTGTACGGCTCCAAATTCGCCAGCCAGTGGGGCGCATTTGATGAAACCGGTGCGTGGCTGGCAGAGCTGCAACCGCTGGCGCCTGGGCAGTTGGGTATCGGTTTGCGCCGTGTGCGCCAGCAGATCCAAGACGCGGCCCGAGCCGGTACCGAGGCATGGCCGCCCACGCCGCTGGCGTTTGCGGCGATGTGCCAGCCGAAACCGGAAGATTTAGGACTGCCAAGCGATGCCCAGGCATGGCGCGAAGCCACGGCCAACGCTCACCAGCCCAGCCGCCACCGCTGGAGCCATGAAGCGGTGCGCATGGCAGGGCAAGCCGTTGGCTGGTGGGATTTGACCCACGGCGGGGGCGAAAGCCGCGCAGATCGGCTAGAACGCCGCTTCCGGAAAGAGTACACGGCCCTGGTTAACCGCGTGATGGGCGGGGAGCAGTTGCAGCCGCGCTCACTGATCGGCCACGACAGCCAGTTGAACCGCGCTGAATTGGCAGAACGCGCCAGCCGTGAAGCCGCACAGCAACAAGCCGAAGCGGCGGGCATGCCGCACCGGATGAATTCAGAGCAGGGGCTGCGCTCACTGCGTGCCGCCCTGGGGGGTCGTTGAGATGAAGAGCGTCATTCCGATTGAGCGTGAGTACGAAGGCTTGCCGGTGAGCTTTAGCGTTGAGGGCTGGATCAACGCCACTGAGATCGCTAAGCGGTTTGGAAAAAAGCCTGTTGAGTGGCTTAGGCTGCCGGAAACAGCCTCTTACCTGGGCGCTTTGGCTCGACACTTAAAGGTGGGGGAATCCCACCTTTACCACACGACCAAGGGGCGCCATGGCGGGACGTGGCTACACCCCAAGCTAGCTGTCTCTTTCGCCCGCTGGCTCGATGTCGACTTTTCTGTGTGGTGCGACCTGCGCATTGATGAGTTGTTGCGCGGCGAAGTCAGTGCCCAGCAGCAGTTCGATAAGGCCTGCGAGGCGCTGGAAGATCGGCGTGGGCTGGCGAGCGCTCAAGGGCGATGGCTGGCGCAGTGGAAATACGAAAAGCAGCCCCTAGAGGCCCGCGTTGAATACTGGAAGCGTGAGCTTCAGATGTCATTACCGCTAACCGCTAGCGAGGTTTCAGCATGAATACCGCATTTCAACCGAGTGGCAATGAAGTGAAGCACGCCGCGTTTAGCGATCACCGCCGTAGTGGCCGCATGAAGGCCTCGCAAGGCGCGATTATTGCGGCGCTGGTCAGCGGTGGCATTGCGATGACGCGTAACGAACTGGCCACCACTACCGGGCTGCCACTGTCGAGCGTGTGCGGCCGCTGCCGTGAGCTGCTCGATCTGGGCAACATCGAAGTGGCCGGCATGACGGCAGACAAGCCCGCCCGCCAGAAACTGCAACTGACCGAGAAGGGCCGAGCGCTGGCGTTAGCGGCGGCTGAGGGGGTGGCGTCGTGAAGCGCCTTACGAAAGCCGAGCGAAAAGAGCTTTTTGGCATGTTTGATGGCCGCTGCGCCTACTGCGGTGAAGAGCTCGGCAGGCGCTGGCATGCCGATCATGTCAAAGCTGTCTTTCGTCGCCACTCACTGACCAAGCAGCCGGGGATGGGCTACAAAACTCAGCTGGTGGGCGCAGATCGCATTGAGAATGACTCGCTTGACAACTTCATGCCCGCTTGCGCTCCCTGCAACCTGTCAAAAGCTACGTACACGCTAGACCAGTGGCGCGATGTGCTAGCTGGCTACGTTGGCGCGCTTGATCGTAATACGCCCACTTATCGCATGGCAAAAAAGCACGGGCTGATTACTGAGACTCAGATCAAGGTTGAGTTCTATTTCGAGAAGTTAGCTAGAGGAGCCGCCTAATGTCAGCGCTTAAACCCATCGATCACCAAAACATCGTCCTGCGCCTGCTGGCGCGTTCAGCGGCCTGTGATGCCCAGCACCTCACCGCGCTGGCCCATGCCCACAAGCTGCCCGTTTCGTTGCACCAGGCGCGGGTGGCGTGCGACGCGCTGGTGGAACAGCAGTTTGTGGCCCGCACGATCACGGGGTATCGCCTCACCACGCATGGGGAGTGTGAACTGCCCGCCGTGCCGTTGCTGGAGAGCTATTACATCGCGCCAGCAGGGGGTGTTGCATGACGCGCCAAGCCTATCAGCAGCCCAAATGCCCGGAGTGCCAGTACCGCAAGCCGCCTAGCGAATTCCGCGACCCCGGTACGTTTGAGCCATTACCCGCGTGCAAGCACTGCCTGCGCCGTAAGCAACGAGGAGGTGCCCGATGGACGGCGTGACATGGTTCCTGCTGGGCATGCTGTTCGGCGTGTTTCTCGTCGTCGCGTGTGCCGTAACGGTGTTTTGCCGCAGCGTTGAGGGTTTAGACGATCAGGGAGAGCAGAGCGATGGATAAGGTGCAAAAGGGAGGCCAGCAGGCCCGCCGTGCCGCGATGCTGTGCCAGAACCCGCGTTTTGGCCTGTATCTGGACCATCGCCGCAGGCAGGCGCAAGCGCTTGAGTTTCGGCAGCTGCCGGATGGTACCCACACGCCTGAGGATTGCGTTGATTTCATTCGGCAATCGTGTGGCATTCAAAGTCGCGCAGAGCTGGACCATAACGACCAAGCGCGGGCGATGCTAGATCGCATCATGGCCGATTACAGCAAATGGGAACGCGGTCAGCGGAGGGCAGGACAGTGACCGAGAACGCTCACCCGATAGAAGACCACGCCAAGGCGCTGGCAGACGATAACCGCTTTTGTGAATGGCTGGATACTATCGATGCGCTGGATAGCGGGTGGCCTCACAGCCATTACACCGCCCGCCGCTGGATTGAGGATCAGTGCGAGGTAGAAAGCCTGGGTCGCTTAGCCACTGACCCAGTAGCGGCGGCCTCACTTCATCAAATCGCCCGTCGGTTTGCGGTGTGGGACAAAAATCAGGAGCTAGACCTATGACCGTTCGCGGACTACCTGCCAGTAAGCGCCGTGCACCTAAGCCAAAGGCAGACGGCACACCTCGCAAGCGCCCCGTTGATTGGGAGGGGAACGAGCAGGCGGTACTGATCCGCTGGTTGCTGGGCGAGAAGATGCGCGGTGAGCCTGTGGGGGATCTGTACGACGCCATTTATCACGTACCGAACGGCGGCGTTCGCAGTTACAAAACGGCGGTGGCGATGAAGCGGCAGGGCGTTAAGGCGGGCGTGTCTGATCTACCGGTTCGACAAGCGCGTGGCGGCTGGCACGGCCTGTATCTGGAGTTCAAGGCCACGCCGCCCCGCGATGCCGATCTGAGCGATAGCCAATTCGCGTGGCTGGAAGGCAGCGAGTATGAGGGCTATTGCGCTGTGCTGGCGCGGGGTATCGATGAGGCCAAGGCGGTGCTGAGGGAATACGCGAGCTGGCCACGCACGCAGGTGGTGGGGCACCGCCAGGTAATGAACAGCGGTACCGAGTGGAGAAAGGGCTAATGGGCATGGCATTGATGAAAGAGGTGAGCATGGCGCGCAATTATGAGCGTATGGGTATTCGTGATCTGCGTGAGCTGGCGCGTAGCAGTCACCCAGAGCATGACCCGGAAGCGGCACGGGTGTTTGTGGATCGTGTGCTTGATATGGAAGTGGAGCGCTTGATGTGGCACGAGCATGAAAACACCGGCTTTCAGCCTTTTAGCTCTGCCGCGACCGTAGGCGAACAGCCAGGAGGGGGGACCGCTGCCGCTGAGCCGCTGGCGATTGCGTATGAGCGCGGCTGTCGAATTCATGCAGGCCATGAGTTTGCGCGTGAATGGTTGGAAGCGGCCCGGCTGCGTCCGCGTGCGCGCTTAGCGGTGCTGATCCGTGCGGCCAAGCTGTATCCGATGCCGACTCAGCAGAAAGCCCCATGGGCGAAGCCCTATGACTTTATTGCCCAACACTTGCCTATCTACTCGCGCATGCTGCAAATGGGGTCGCTTGCAACCATGGGAGCTATTGCAAGTGTTGTCATCGAAGAGGACCCGACAGGCAAGAAACGGCGTAAGGCTAATCCTGATCCCAGCGCGCCGATATTCAAGAATGGTCAGGCGCTCAAGGATGCGGCTAAGCCTGCCAGGGTGGCTCTATTGATGCTCGCTCAGCTTTGAAATACTAGATGTTGTATTAACTCCACGGCTGATCTACTATGTTTCTAGGCTGGCGCTCAATGTCGCTAGCCGCCACACATCATAAAGCCCTGCCGGTCACCCGGTGGGGCTTTTTGCTTTCCGCTGTTCCCATTGCGTGCCACCTGGTGCGCCTTGCCCCGTCGTGCCGGGGCTTTCTTACATCAAGTGACCGCCCATGCCTGTTATCACTCCTGCCCAAGCGGGCGGCGTCAACGTGTGCGCCTTTCTCGACATGCTGGCCTTTGCGGAGATCGGCAAGCCCATGCTGAGTGACCCGCGCACTGATAATGGCTACCGGGTCATCGTGGGCTCGCTGCCCAGCAAGTTGATTCTCATGGACGACTACCACGACCACCCTAACCGCCTGGTGCGCATCCGTAAGGGGCTGAGCTCCACGGCGGCGGGGCGTTACCAGCAGCTGTACCGCTACTGGGGCCATTACCGTGAGCTACTGGCGCTGCCGGATTTTGGGCCGCTTAGTCAGGATCGCTGCGCTATCCAGCAGATACGCGAGCAAAAGGCGTTGCACCTGATTCAGGAGGGGCGCATTGCTGACGCTATCCATCGGTGCCGGAATATCTGGGCGTCACTGCCTGGGGCCGGTTATGGCCAGAACGAATATTCATTGGAGCGCCTGCTTTATGAATACCAGCGGGCGAAGGGCGTGCTGTGTGACGCCGACAAGACTTGGTACGAGCGGGCGCTACTGAAGCGCCGCGCCTCTTAAACACTATCGGCCGCTGAGGTGGCCAACATGCACTCAAATAAAGAGCCTTACGCAATGCCTAACCGAGACCCTAACAACTGGCAGGCGCTGCTAAATGTGGTGCTGAGCCTGTGGCCTCAGATCTACGCGGCGGGTCTGGCAATGCTGATTGCTCTGGTGCGAGCCATCCACGCGGGAGGCCGACCCATGAAGAGTTTGTTGGAAGCGGTGCTGTGCGGGTTTCTTACGTTGGCGTTAATGCCGCTGCTTGCGTACCTGGGCATGCCGCAAGATATGGCAATCGCTATAGGCGCAGCTATCGCGTTCTTAGGCGTTGAGTGGGTGCGTGACCGCATCGACGCGCTATACGAGAAGATCATCGGCAGGTGGCTAAAATGATTGGCCGCTTGCTGGGTGGTGTCACGCCCTGGCTGTTAGCAGTGCTGATAGGTCTTTCTGCATTCCAGTATCAGTACACGCAGCGGGTGGCAGCTGAGCGCGACCGTGCAGAGATGCAGGCCGAGCATGCGAACGACCGCGCAGAGATACTCAAGCGCCACCAGCAGTTCCAGCGCCAGCAGATCCAAACGCTGAACGACGCGCTTGCCGAGCGAGATAGAGCGCTAACCATCATTGCTGACGATATACGCGCCAGCACGGCGGCGCTCCAATCACTGGGAGAGACTGATGCTGAGGCGCGTGAATGGCTGGATGGTGATCTGCCTACTGGTATTACTGACTGGCTGCGCGAGCTCCAGCAGCCCAGCACCCGTGGTTCTGTGCGACTGCCCGACGGTACCCGCACACCTAACCAGTGAGCTACCCGCGCCAGCGCTGATCCTCAATAGCAATCGTGGCCTTTTGCTGCTGCTGGCTGAGTATGAGGCGCTAAGGCGCCGCGCTAACGCTGATCGCACTGCAGTGGTAGAAGTCACTGCTAGTGGTGATAGAACCACTGCTGAGGAAGACTAATGCCAGCACGTACCCCCACGCCCTGCCGCGACAAGCTCTGCCGTAAGACTACCCGACATGCTCATGGCTACTGCGACGAACATGCAGACCAGGCCAAGGCGTGGACAAGAGGCCGCGCGGGTCGCGGTCGTGGTGGTCGAGCATGGCGAAAAGTGCGTGATTCGATAATGGTGCGTGACCGTTACCTGTGCCAAGCGTGCAAGCGCAAGGGCATTGCAACGCCTGCAGAGTCTGTTGACCACATCACGCCAGAAGCCGAAGGCGGGCGCACTGCGCCCTCTAACCTTGAGGCGCTGTGCGGCCCTTGCCACACAGCCAAGACGCAGGCAGAGGCGCTCAGGGCGCGCCACCGCG